GGAAGTATTTACGACAGCGCCCGCGGCGGTGAGCAGTTGGAAAGTCAAACCCTCGACGTTGTAGACGTAGTACGTTGTGCCAGCGGTAATGCCCGTCGGCAGTGCGCCCGTGGTGCTGAACTTAATTGCTGCACCTTCTGTGTATCCTACAGTCGAGGTGACAACTGCCGGAGAGGCAATCGTAATCGTGGCTGTTCCCCCCAGGCTGTTCAACAACACGCCTCGAGAAGTCAACCCACTGGTAGCATCCCAGTAGTACAGACCTCCCCCACGGGGGCTGAAAAGAAGGTCCTCCCCGTAATTGACCTGGTTCCACAAGCGCAATGTGGTCAGAGAAACACTTCCAAATCCCCAGGACCCTGTTCCCCAGGAGCCTCCGCCCCAGCCTCCCAAAGGAACAGCATTAGCCGGGCCTACGTTGACTTGATACGCGGCAGAAACAGAGGATCCCCCATAACTGCCCGCTGCAAGCGCTGACGCCGTAGTAATGCTGTATGCGTTGGCGTTGATGAGGGTGATCTGATACTCATTGTTGAGCACTGCCGCGTACGTGCCTGTGGCTCCGCTGAACGTCACAAAATCCCCATTCACGCAGCCATGACTCGGGGCTGTCACGGTCACAGTGGTGGTGCCATTTGCCGTGAAAGGATCGGTGCCCAGAGTCGTGGTGGCGCGAATCGGGGTGACGTCGTTGTAAAAACCCCCGCGTTCAATGTAGAACTTCAGGTTTGTTCCGACGCCCAGCAGATTCAGGCCGCCCAACGTGATCCAGTTCCACAGGGAACGACAAACGCCTTCATAGGTGTAGCCAGAAATACGCTGCCAGCCCCCAATGCTTTCAGGAGTGCCCTGACGAAAACGAATCTTATTGCACTCATACCATCCGCCTTCGGTGGTATATCGAGTGTTTTCCCGGTTCACCCCAGGCTTGAACAAGATCTTTTGTAGTGGCATCTTCAGTCCATCAACAGGCATTCAGCCTGACGGCGTTTGAGCAGGCCGGGCAGCACCTTGCCGCCACCACGGGTCCACAGCATCAATTGCTCTTTAGCCCCGTCCCAGTCCTGAGCATTGATTTTCCTACGCAGCGTGCTCGTTTGCAACCGGCCCACCCCCAGGTTGTAGGCGAAATCGACGATGGCGTTGAACCGCCGCTCATTTGTGGCCAGGCCAGGGCAAAGCCGCATGACTCCCGGGGCGTAGGTGTGCTCCAGCTCATGCATGAGCAGTGCCCGGGCTGTCGGTTCATCGACAGGTGCATCCGCCAGTGTCACTTTTCTGCCATTCGCATAGTAGGTACTTCCATACCCAATTGTCGGAATTCCGGCAGGGCAGAGGTACGGCTTTGTCCGGAATCCTTCAAACCGGCGGCACAGCTCGGCGGCCAATTCGAGGTTCATACGTGCTTCCACGTAACGCCCGTTCGAGCGCCCCAAATTACAGATTTAGCCACTCCGTAGTGCTTGGCCAAGTTTTGTAAAGACTTTGCCGAGCTGCGAATAGCGAGCACGTCTTCAGCTTTCAACTTGGCACGGGGATTATTTTCACCAGCGCGGTCGTTAAACCGACCTTTAGCGGCGCAGTCTGCCATGTTGATTTTTGGATTGCCTATAAAGAGGTGGGCAGGGTTTACGCATTTGCGGTTGTCGCATTTGTGGCAAAGATGTTGGACGGAACCAATAAGCGGGCCGTTTGTCAGCTCCCACGCCATGCGGTGCGCGCGCTGCATGATGTACCGGCCTGTGCCATCGTTGCGTGGAACACCAAAATTGCCGTATCCCCGGGTGTCCAGCGACGCTTGCCATTCCCAGCATGCGTTTGGATCGCCCTTCGCAACCTTTGACCAAAACCTGTCCGCCAGTGTTCCTCGGACATAATTGAATGCTCTACCCATCACAGACCCCGTTTAGCCAAGCTGCGGTCGATCATCCAATAATTAACCACGCCTGTCAACAGCGCCATGTCGTCAGAAGTCCAATTTTTAATCAGCGCTTCAGCAAAAGGCACGTTGTTCTGGTAGGCCAAAATAACGAAGCATGCTTTCACTGCGCCGTACATTACCAGCAAGTAGTAAGTCATCACGGGTCGCACTGACGCACTAAGCGCGGCAACTTTTCCGCCCGCTGCTTTGACCATCTCCGACTGCTGCTGGATAGCTGCGTTGAAGGCATCCATGACCCCTACATCCACGGCAGCGTCGCGCTGCGCACCGATCTCAGCCAGCTTCTGTTGCCCGCGCAACTGCTCCAATTCACACTGACGGCTGAACATTTTCAGCTCGTGTTCACGCTCATTCTTCTTGTCAAAAAACTTGAGCACCTCCGGGGCCAGACGGAAGATACCGCCAAAGACCCCGCCCAGAATACCGCCACCAAGTAGTTCAAGCATGTGTGTCTCCGGGCTTTACATGAAAAACAGCAAAAAGTTACCGGCACTTCCGGCTAGAAAATTCCAGCCGGTGTTATTGCCCGCATTTGTTGAATCTGTTGCATTCCACGTCGCACCGCCAGTAGCAGCGGAGTCTTGAATAGACAGATAGCTCACGTTCACGGTGCCGCTGGCCTTGGACAATGTTGCCCTTGTTCCAGCAGAAGAACTGTTGATAGTCAGCAGATTTCCAGACGTACCGCTTGCGGTAAAGTTGCTAACAGTTGTTGTCGTACTTGCTGGGAACGTAATGGTTGTTGCGCCCGTGGAGCTGTAAGTATTGGTGATGTTACTGAACGTGTTTGCGCCAGTGAGCGTCAAAGTTCCCGCGCCGCCTTGATTGAGCACCACCGACCCGTAGTTAACGCCGCCGCCGGCAAAGGTTTTTGCAGACGCCCCGCTCATGCTTATGGTGCCGCTTCCAGTAATGGAAAGCCCCGAAGTCGGTACGTTCCATGCTAACGTGCCAGTTGCTGGAATCGTCCACAGACTAGTACCGAACGCAAATGTGCGAGAAATGGTCCCCAAGGCGCCTACACCGCCGACGGTGCTTGCGGCCAGCGTGACGTTAAAGTTATTGGAATTGAACGTGCCGCTGTATAGAGAAAGCGGGTAAAAACTAGCGCCCGTAAATGTTATGGCAAGGGCGTCTTGCAGCGTCACCGACGTGGCTGATTTGTTAAAGCGCAGTGGGACGCCAAACGATCTGCCAGACGACGTTAGGGTTGCAGCAGTCCGACCCCGAAAAAATACCGGTGAAGTACCTGTTAAGGTTACCCCAGAGCCGTTTGACCAGTTGCCGTAGACGTACATTCCGCTTGGATTAAGCGTCATTGCACTGGTTCGTGCCGACAGGTTTATAGTCCCAAAATTCCAATTAGTCCCGGTCCCCGCATTAACGGTTCCAGCGGCGCCAGAATTGTTAAATACAAGGGTATCCTGCGCTAATGGGAAATTGGCTAATGCGGGGGTGCCTCCGCTCGTCGTTGCCCACCCAACTGCGGAGATATCTTGAGTACCCGCAAGGTTCCAATAGACAGTCTTTGCCGCAGCAAAAGTGATATTGGTGTTCCCGCCGCAGTTGCCAAGGTTAGTGCCTGACCGACTACTGTTTAGGGTGATGTCTTCAAAGTCAATGTTGGCAATCGTAGACCATGTAGTCACAGACAGAGTAGCCACCGTCCCGGGGGTATCGGACTGCAAAAAATTCCGGTTGATGATAGACCCCCCGGAACATACCAACGTGCCGATGGTCGTGGTTGTGCCGCCACCAAAACGGGTATTTTGCATTGCGACACCACTATTGGTGGCAATGTTTACCGTACTAAATGTATTGTTGCCCCCCACAATACCAGATTCGTTGGTAGTGTTGTTTAACGTAATACTGTTATATGTATACCCCGAAGACCGGAGGTATCCAAAACGGAGCACAATTGAAGACGTGCCAGCGGTAACAGTCGTGTTTGGGCCGACGGTAAAACTGTCAAAAATTGCTGCTGCTGAGCCTTGTTGACCACCTACTGTGAGGGTCGACGCATTAAAAATAAGCGACTTTGTGCCGGACCCACCTGCGTTGAAGAACGGCGCAGTAACAGCGTAGTTAGCGCCGGTATTGAAGGTGCCTGCTGTTACTTGCAAAGTACCTGTGTCATTCCCGGCGTTGCGAAGTACAAAATCTCCTCCCAACGTAACAGTGCCGCCCGGCGCATTTATGTTAATTGTTCCAGAGCTGGTAGAAGCCCCTTCACCTGCCAATGTGAGAGTTCCTGTGCCCGTAATGGTCACGGTGCCCATAGTGAACCCGGACATAGTTGAGGCGAGAATGAAACTGCCGGCAACAGTCAAAGATGTGGCTGCCATAGTCCCCGTATACCCTGTGCAGGTAACAGACTTGGCCGTGCCTGAAGAAATTGTGACAGTACCCCCGCCAGAACTAGCGTTAAAAAAGACATCATCGGCTGTAGTGGGGACTGACGCGCCTCCTGCGCCGCCGGACGTTGCTGACCAGTTGGTTGTAGAGGAGGCGTTCCACGTTCCTGTGCCGCCGACCCAGTATCTGTTTGCCATGTTGTACCTCGATTAGGCGGGCTCGCCACCATCAAAAGCTGTGGGAGTTTCCGCAGGGGCCACAAGTTCCAGCCAATTATTTAGCCGCTCCAACTTCATGGCCTCAATTTCTTCGGGAGGTGGCAAAGGCTCATCATCTGGAAACCAAAGGGCGTCCTCAAATTTGCCGTATTCCGTGTCAAATTCAAACACAATTTCCATAGCTGCTCCTTATGCCTGTGTGGCCACCGCAATTACATCCCAGCGGGTGTTGGCGGCGTTGTAGATGCAGCCAACGTATGTCATCTTACCTGCGGTTGTAGCCGTTGGAAGTGTGACACCGATCGCGGTAAACGTAGCATTCCAGCTCAAAGTCTGTGAACCACCATTGTCCAAAATGCGGAAGATCAACTTGGTGCCATCCACAGGGGTGCCGGTGGGAGCGTTGACGGTGAGCGTGGCAGCCTGCGCAGTTACACAGTACTGGTCAAACGACGCGACGTCGGGAGTGATCGAAGCCGTGGACGTGGTGCTGGAGACCCGGGGGTCAATCCGTTTGTTGGTCAGCGTGGCCGTGCCGTTGGTTGTGGCGACTCCGTTAGTGGCGTTGGCCGTGTTACCCAGCGCAGTTGCGACCCCAGTGCCAAGACCTGACACGCCCGTACTGATCGGCAGCCCCGTAGCGTTTGTGAGCGTACCGGAGGACGGAGTACCGAGCGCACCGCCGTTGACCACGAAAGCGCCTGCGCTACCGGTATTCACACCGAGGGCAGTAACAACACCAGAACCCGTTGTAACCGTACTGGGGGCCACGCCTGCGCCACCCCCTACCACGAGAGAGCTTGCAGCAAGGGCGCTCGAACTGGCCAAAGTGCCCGTTGCCGAGTAGTACAAAACGCCGCCAGAAGTACCAGAAGTCAAGCCCGTACCACCGTTGGCGACAGCCAAAGTGCCTGCCAGTGTAATGGTCCCGCTGGTGGTAATTGGGCCGCCGGAAGTAGTAAGGCCGGTGGTGCCGCCCGAAACAGCGACACTTGAGACACTACCACCGCCTGTACCCGCGCCAATAGCGGTACGAAACGAAGCCGCATCAAGCGCGCTGACCGTGTTATCTGCGTTGAAGCGGGGGAACGTGATCGCGCTGGGGTTGGACAGTGTGAAGAGGTTGCCACCAACGGTCGTTGCCCCAAGGTTTGTCCTTGCAGTGGCTGCAGTGGTGGCTCCGGTGCCGCCGTTTGCGACAGCCACCGTACCCGTCACGTTGGAGGCCGTGCCAGTCGTATTCTGGTTCAGGGTCGGAACATCCGCAGCTTGGATCGCGGACATGACCACATCAGTGCCGTTACCGCGTAGGTAATAACCCGACGTAGTGGCCCCAGCCAGCGCATCCATGGCATCTTGGCGGGTGGTCTGACCCGTACCGCCGTTGGCGATGGCCAAAGTGCCGGTCAAATTGGTGATGACGGACGACGCGATCTTTACAAAATCCGAGCCGTTCCAAGCAATATGGGCTTTTTCACCGCTGATGATTGTGACCCCGGTGGTAGGGCCGACGCCAACGACTTTGACCGACTGCGACGTAGAAGTGGCATTGATGACAATGTACTGGCGACTCGAAGCGGGGACCGTGACCGTCAAAAGCGATGCGGGGTTACCCGTGCAATTGATGACGGCAAATTGGGCAGAACCTGTAGAGGCAGACCCCGCTTGCGCAATGTTGGTCGTGGCAGCGTTACCGTTTGTCAACGACAGCGTCACCGCGGTTTGGCTTCCGCTGATGGTTTGGGTGCCCGCAAGGGCAATGTCAAGGTACGCAGTGATACCTTTGTTGACGGTATCGCCCCACGTGCCGGAGAGTTCGCCTTGGACCGGCTCGGCCAGCCCCATGAGTGTTGAGTATGCGGTTGCCATCTATGACCCCTAATTTGTGTTTACAAGTTCCCAGTCCGGAGACTGTGCGTCGTTGACTCCGTTCCACCCAGCTGACTGCGCGTTGTTGATATTTTGCCAGTTCGCCGTCTGGGTGTCACCAATTTGGCCCCAATCCGGGTTTTGCGAATCATTTATGCCCTGCCAGCTGGCATTCTGCGCGTCGTCAATGGTCTCCCACAACCTGGCACCTATGACGGTGTCCAATGCAACCGCGGCTTCTTGGATGGTCGACAGAAACTTGGCAAACGCGGCAGTTGTGTCCTGGACAGCAGCAATGTCCTCTACTGCAATACTCAGCGTGCCAAGGCTGCTCGTCGTATCCGCACCTGATGCCGCTTCAGAGACTGACGCATAAAAAACGGATACCGCTTCAGCCGCATCAGTGGCCGCCGCAGATTCGGAAATATCCGCATATTGAGCGAACGCAGCTTCTGTTACATCCGAAGCGGTAGCTGTTTCGGAAAGGGAGATTTCTGCCGTAAGCCCCGCAGCAACAACATCCGTGCCCGTAGCGGTCTCTGAAATTGAGACCGGGTATGTGGGGGTGGAGGAAACCGCATCGGCTCCAGTAGCCGCTTCTGAGACAGCAGACAGCAGTGAAACCAAAGACGAGACAGCATCAGCGCCCGTAGCGGAATCAGTGACGGCTGCCGCTGGCTTGAACAGCGCGGAAACGTCATCGGTGCCGGTGGCTGTTTCCGCCACCGCAGCGCCGAACGAACTTACAGCCGCAGTGGTATCCGTCCCCGTGGCTGTCTCCGCCACATTAGAAAGGGGATTAAAGATTGCTGAAACTGAATCAGTCCCCGCCGCAGCTTCCGACACAGCGGAAGACGGGTTAAACAGCGCCTCGGTCGTATCCGCACCGGTAGCCGTGTCTGCAACGGCGGACTCCAACGTGCCAAGCGCGGAAACGTCATCCGCACCGGTAGCCGTGTCTGCAACGGCAGGATTTAAGCTGGCGAGTGTCTCGGTTGTATCAGTACCGGTGGCTGTTTCGTCAACAGCGGGGGCATAGGCTGCTTGCGCTTCAAGCGCGTCTGTTCCGGTCGCTGTCTCTGCAACATTGCGGTCATAAACCGAATCACCCCATCCGGCCTGACCCCATGATCCAGAACCCCAGCCGCCTTCGGCCATGATTCCGCCTTAGCCAGCAAGGCTGAAGGTGTAAGTGACGTTCAGAATGTCGCCAGACACCACCGAGCGGTCGCCGGGAGCAGAGAAGTCTGCGGCCGAGAACAGCGTACCCGTCGTACCGCCCTTGGTGTTGTTGCTGGTCAGGAACGCACCGCCCACAGTGGTGGAACCGTTGATCGTGAACACAGCCTTGCTGGCGGTGTTGGTCACAACAGACGGGTTGGCGTTGGTCGCAGCCGCAAACGTGGCAGTAGGGCGAGTCGATTCGCTATACGCGGTGACCTCGGTCCAACCCAGATGTGAAGACATTGTGTCGCCAGCAGCAGGGTTGTTGGACGAAGCAGCGCCATAGATGCCCAAATACCAGGTCGTGATCTGCGCAGTGCTGGTCAGGGCAACTCCAGCCATGTACTGCAGGCCGACGTTTACCACCAGGTTTTGGGACTCAACGGTCCACTTGAGGTTGCCCTCTTTGTCAAAACACTCGACAAGATAACGACCAGTGGCTTTGGCCTGATCACCAGAGCCGGTGTTCGCAATGAGACCACTCGCGGCGGAATCTGCGGCTTTTGCTAGTTCTAAAGACATGACGGCTCCTTGGATTGGGGGCTACGGCGTATACCTGGGCACTATACCGTAAGGCCTGGATGAAGAAAAGAAGAAAACGACACCTTTGCCTTCCTCAGGTCACACGAATCAAGGCCGATTCAGGATCGTTGGGAGGCAACAGAATTTGGAACTGCTGGCTCAGCATGGTCTGATCAAGGCCAAAGTTAAGCACCGCAACCGACTTGTTTGCCTTGGTGAAGTTGTAGATCAGCGCCCCACGAGTGGTGAACGTCGCGGCGTTCCATGTCGGCGTATCAAAAGAGACGTAGGCAATTCCCTGCTGAAGATTGACCGTGACGTTGAGCAAAACCTCGCCACCGGCGGTGTAGCCTATCCCCGATACCTCGTCTGAAGTGCTGTACTGGGTCGTAGCAGGAGAAAGATCGGCGGCAGAGGTGTACAGCGCGATCTTCATTACGTCCGCGCTGAAGTCGTGGACGCCCAGGAGAAGCTGCTCTTTGAAACTGTTGGTCAGGCCTGCTGTGATCATGGGTTACCTCACTGGCAGTTTGACCTGGCCATCCAGGTAGGCATCGCCACGTTGCTTGCCATCGCCCAGGTTCTTGAGCAGGCCAAGCGCTTCCTTGAATTTCGTGTCGTAGAGCGCCATCATGTCCGGCTCCCCCTTCATGTAGGTATACGCCTCGACCAAGGCACCATACAAAAGGGCGCTGTCAAAGTTGTCCCCCAGCCAAGAGGTCTGTGCAGTGACAATCGACTCGGGATAGTAATAGAAATGCAGCTCGGCCTTGTAGTCCGCGTCGGGCGTCGGACCAACAATGAACGTCAGTTCGTCCATGTTTGTGCTGCTGGGCCCAAACAGAGCGTAGTACTTCGGAGTGCCCCGATACGATGGATTGGAGTACACCTCGCGCATGTAGTTGACGTCGCGATTGAGGAGGTAGACGTAATCGCCCTGGAACGCCACATCGCCTGACACAGGGCTCGTGTTGGCAAGCGTCAGCGTCACCGTGGTTCCCACGATGGCTTCGACCTGAGCGCCAGTGGCAATCCCGGTACCCGACACATACATGCCCACAACAATGTTGGTCGCACTGCCGACCACAATATCAAACTCGCCCGTCAATCCTGTGCCGGAAGTTACGGGAGCAAGATAAACGGCTAGGGAATATGCCGACAGGAAGTCCCCGGGGGCGCTGAGGTACTTGTTGCCTGCCGTCAGCGTGCCTGTCACGTTTTTGCGCAGATTGGCAATCTGCACCGTGTTATAGATGCGCTGTTCCGCCTGCTTCACGAACGTCGGTATTTCCAGCGCAAAAGCCGGATCCTGGTTGTCCGTGTAGGAGATGATCGCCGCTTCCAGTTCGGTGTAGTTCATGTGATCCTCGTCGTCACCGTTCCGAGCGCTGTTCCTGCAACCAGAGGCTTTGCGGGCGGCATCGGCATCATGCCGATACTAGCAAAGGATGTGTCTGCTGTGAAGCCGACATAGATAGTCACTGCCATCCGGGCCTCAGGACGAGGCTGATACAGTGCCTGGGGCTCGTTGATTGTGCGTTTGGGCTCGAGCTGCGGATGCTTGGGCTCGTAGCACTCTGTGCAGACCTTGAAGCCCTTCCAATCCTTGATGAGCTGCAGCAGCTTAAAGCGCTGCCCACACTGGTCGCACAGCGCAATCGCAAACTTGCCTGATGCGTATCCTGCAGCCATCAGTAGTTCTCGCGATAGGTCGGAACAGCGAAGTAGCTCGAACGCTCACGATCCTCTGCCGCAGCCCGGGCAAACTCTTCCTCATAGAACTGCTTGAGCATGGGAATGCGATCGGGGGCCTTTTTGATGGCCAGGTAATAGGCCAGGCCCGCAATCAAGCAGGGCAGGAAGCGGAATGAGATGTCCGCGGTGTTCATGAACGACCCAGTTTCCTCGATCCGGCGAATGGCGTAGTACCGGAAGGTGTACGTCTGCGTGGCATCGGGCGACGGATACAAGAACAACTTGGTTGGGACCGTACGCTGCACGAAGTACTGCGCCGGGCGGGACTGCGTGTTCTTGTTGGGAATGTGCAGGTACTCGGCACTGCCAATCCGGTCGATTGTGATGTCCTGCTGGTTTGAGGTGCCCGCATTCGTGCGAATGACCGCAGACAAAGCGTCTACCGTATCCGATGGCAGGTCATACTCGTGTACCCCCGCCGTGAGCAAAACCTCGCGCTGCTCAATGGTCCACAGGTTGAGCCCTCGGTTGGCCCACTCCGCAAACATCAAGTTGAGCGAACGCTGCGCCGTTCTGGCGTCGTAGCCATCCCGCACCTGGACGCCACAGCGCTCGTACGCTTCGAGGATGATCTCGTCGAAGTCCAGATTGAATGACGCAACGCCAGAAGTGGTCATGGCTTAGTAGATCCGAGCAACACGAGCGCGAGCTGCACCCACGCCACGAACACTGACCTTATCGCCAGCAACCGACTTCTTTACGGGCTCGCTCAGGGTCTTGCCCTGGGGACCTGCTGTATCAGGGCCGGAAGCGCCAATCTGGCCCTTCTTGGGCACGTTTTTCATGGCCATGCCGCCTTCAGCAAAGCCTTTTTTGGCAATGCCCTCGCCACGAGTGGCCAGGCCACCTTTTGCGTAGCCCTTGGTTGCGCAACCTTTTTTCATTTCACCACCGCCTTTCCTGAATTTCATGCCCTTGCTGGACTCACTGTAGTCCTTTGCAACCGACATGGGAATACCCACCTTTTTGGCAAACGCAGGATTGTGCGCCGCCGCGTCCATCAACTTCTTTTGCTTCTTAGTTACCGCTGGCATTGTGCTGTCCTCTCATGGCGTCGATTTTTCGCTCAATCCGGTCAAACCGCTCCATCAGCTGCTGCATATCCGCCCGGAATTCAGTACGCGTGATGTGGTCACGTGCAACCTCTTCCCGAGTCCTATTCAGCAAGATGCTGATGCGTTGAAGTTCAGCAAATTTCTCTTTCACAATGAACCCCAAAAGCGCCACAATGGCCGTGAGGATCACGTTCCAAACCATCATTTCCATCACACAGCCCCATGTTCTTCTTTATATTTGTCCCATGCCGGATGCCTTATGGAGGCGTATAAATACTGCGCTGCGAATTCCAACAGCATTGGATCATCACGGAAGTGCCCCAGTCCTCGGTTGCAATGATTGCATAAAAGGCCTCGAATAAGGCCTGTTGTATGATCATGATCCACTACTAAGGGCTCGTGTGCTCCACAAATAACACACTGCTGGATGCTAGATTTCATTTCCAGCAAGTCAGCGTCGGAAATGACTTCCCGAAATTTTCCTCGATTGATGGGGTTTCTGTAAGACGCACGGCATTTTCGACACCAACTATCCAGCCCATTCCGCTTTTTGTTGTGCGGAGGGAAGAATTCAGTGGTGGCGGGCTTTTCAGTCTTGCACCGCGTACAGGTCAACACTTCCATGCTCGCCTGGCCTTATTCAATCGGCTATCCGGATCTTTGGCAGCCTCCGGAAACATTTTGGCCTGCCCCGCCGAGCGAGCGCAATACGACTTTTTACGAGCCGCATCCTTCTTCGTCTTGGGGCTGGGAGCCGGAGGCTTCAGGTTCATGCCCTGGGCCTTGGCCGAAGCCCTGCCCTTGGCATTCAGACCCCCTTTGGGATCTTTGCCTTCCTTACGCTGCCAAGCAGGAGACTTCGCCATGATCAGTACATCTTGCACTGTTTATTGCGAGCAACGCCCACGCCACGAGGAGCCACAGAAGCCGAAGGCTTTTGGTAGTTCTTGCGAGGAGTCTGCTCCGGACCGCCCTTGGACATGTCCTGCTTGTTGGCACCGGGCTGCACTTCGCCCTGGTACTGGTCAATCGCCATTTTTGCTGCGCGTCCCATAGTGGACTCCTTAGCCGTAGATGAACGTGACCGAAGTGACGTTCGTGAGAGTGAGGTACGGATCTGCTTCAAATAGCACGCCGTCCGAAGGCAGCAGTGCGTACATGTAGCCCGTGGCAGTGTTAGCCGGGGTGTCGAACTTCAGTAATTCAGCACCGCCCGTACCACCGTCCTTAAAGGACACCGAGCCAGGGGCATTCCCCAGCAAAGCGTAGACCGATTTGATGCGAGCACGAGGGGTACCAATGCCTGTGGCACCTGTACCCGTCATCGTTTTCGCTTTTACGTCATATTGAAAGCCCATGATGGCCTCCTATCAGACGGTGGCGCAGAGGTCAGACTCAACAGCGGACCAAGCGGCGGTGGGGTTGCCGTTACCAGCGTACTGGACAGCGGTGGTGGCAGCGATCACGACGCCGTTTGCACCACCGTTGACGGGCTGGCTGTTAGTACCGATCAGGGTATGGGCAGCACCGCCGTAGTTCAGGATGTAGCCACGCACGCCCACGAAACGGGGATCGGCGTTGACGATGTTGAAGGGCTGGCCATCAGTAGTGAACACTTCGGGCAGGCGCAGGGTTACAGAAGCGGGGCCGCCGTCAGCTACAGACAGGATCACGATCTGGTCGCCGGGCTGGATGTCCACGGTTGCGGGATCAGCAGCGGTGATGTAGCGGATGGGGTTGCCGAAGCCTGCCAGGGAGAATACCGGGCCGGAGAAGGTGGTTTTAGCCATTTTAAGTCCTCACATGCGAGTGTTGGTGGTGCTCTGTCTGCATGTCGTCAGGCCGGGACCTGTCAGAACACCGGATAACCCCGGGATGGGGCCAATATACCCCAAAAGAAAAGGGGGCACAAGGCCCCCTTTCGTGATTTTCCTGGGCGGATTAGGCGCCGGGAGAACCGTAGATGCCACGCGGGTCAGACCAGCCGAAGCTGTAACGCTCGCGGGCCTTGTAGCGCACGTTGCCGGTGTCGAAATCGCCTTCGAAGGCGGTTTTGATCGGCGAACGCTCGAACATCTTCAGACCGTTGGGGGCGTCGGTAATCAGGAACCAGGCGTCCGAGTCGGTCAGGTAATGGTTGACAGCGTAACCTTCGGGGATCAGGCCCATGGACTTGATCGCGCTGATATCGTTGTCAGCCGTAGCGGTGCGCAGGGTGCTCTTCATCAGGCGCTCAGCAGTGAACTGCAGCTCCTTCGGAACGATCATCTTGCGAGCGGTCAGAGCGACCTTCAGGCCACGTTCGTCAGTGAACGCTGCGATGTCGATGATGCCCTGTTCGAGAGAGGTCTCGTTCAGGTCAGCAGGGACCAGCGGACGGTTGGCGAAGTCGGGACCCATGGCGGTGGGGTGCTGTGTCGAGCACAGAGCCACACCGTCGCCACCGGCGTACTGGCCGCCAGTGAAGGCGTTGTTCAGCACGGAAGCGCCCTTGACCTGCTTGGTGTTAGCCATAGAACGGGCCAGGGCCTTGGTGTAGCGAGCCGACAGGCGGTCGTAGAGGTTGTCCTCAACGGCTTCTTCAGTCAGCGCGAACGCCATGGCGATGGTCTCGTGCGTATAGCGAGCGGTGTACGATTCAACAGCGTTGTCGTACGCCACACCAGCACCTTCAGTCTTCACCGGAGCGGTACTGAAGCCGGTCAGCATGACCTCTTCTTCGAACGCACGGTCAGAGGTCTCGATAGCGAAGATCTCTTCGTGTTCGTTCTCGTAGCGCTTGTACTCCAAACCGAACAGTGCGTTCAGGCCTGGCTCCAGTTCTTTGACGAGTTGGGAACGGGTAATTGCCATGGTTATGCTCCTTCAGAAGCAACGCCAACACTGCCGTATTGGTGCTGATTGAGTTTGACAACGACGATGGCATTGGCACCCAGGTCATTGCCGGGGGCTTGATACAAGCCAACGATTTTGAAGGTCAGGGCCTGGGTCTTGTCGATGGTCGCAGAGTCCAGGGTACCGGCGGAGATGCCGTTGACCGTGCTGCCGGTGGTACCAGCGGTGGGGTCAGCGTTCTTGCCGATATCAGCTTGGGCAATGACGCCATCAGCCTGAACCAGGAACAGTTGGCTGGGGTCGTCGATGACTTCGCAGTCGATCTGGCCAATTTCCACATTGATCGAACCAGGGTAGTAGTTCTTCCAAGTGGGCTTGTTGGCACGGGTGGGGTCGTTGTACTGGCAGCCGTTGAAGACGCCGGTGGGGGCGCCGTGGGTGGATGCGTCGTACTTGATGATGTAGCCGTCATAGACTACGACCAGGTCGCCCTGGAAAATTGCCCCGGGCTGGTTGTCGGCAATCTGGTAACCGTATTGCTTTTGAGCACCGGTTGCAGACAGGTTGCCAGACGGACGCAGACCAAAGGGCTTGTTGACGTTTGCCATTTGAATCTCCTAGAGGATGGAAGGTTGTCAGCCTTGTGGCTGACGGAACGTGGTGCGCGAACTCCGCTCGGGAGTTTGGATTCGCATTGAAGAGTGTGCGTTCTCACGCATCATCTCGTTGTCCACTGCCTGCAACTGTTCCTGCGCCTTCTGGCGGAAGTAGGCATTACGCTCTTCCACAGTCTCTTTCGGAATCTTGGCCAGCAAGAGGCCGCCCACAGAGATGACACCGGCATGCTTGCCGTCGTCCATCGTCGGCAGAAGCCCACGATACTCTTCAGGGACGCTTTCGGGACGAACAAGTTCGTAGCCCTCACGCATCTTGCTGTACACGTTCTGATTGTCCAGATTGCCGTTGACTTCTGCACGAATCCAACGGTACTGGAAGCCTTCAGGGGCAGGAGGTGCATCCAGACGCGAAGGCGGACGCCACGGCTTGCGACGAACTTCTTTGTCCCGGCTTTCGGCGGAACGGCTGGCTCGGTCGATAGTGATTTTTTCGCTCATGACTTACTCCTTCACGTACTTGGCATACTCTTCAAGAGGTACACCCAGCTTCTTTGCAATGGCAACCTGACTCGGCGAAAGCCGGACAGTTCGGCGCGCACTATTGATTCCGGAACTCCGGGAGGCAGGTGCAACAGCAGGCGCGACACGCTGTTGTCTGGTTGGTTGGTTGGACGATTGATCGCCCGCGAAGTGTTTCGGGAACTCCTCCCGAATTCTTCGATCCAGTTCAGTATAGTATTCGTCGGAATTGGGGTCAACACCTTCTCTTTCGATCAGGTCTTGATGGATACCCCAGGCTGCGTAGGTCATCACGCGGTTCTGGCCAAACCATTCATTCTTGGCTGCCCAGTCCTCAGCGCGAGGATCAGGTGCCGCGGCTTTTGGCTGCTGGCGCTGCTGAACGGCCTGCTGTACAGGCTGCTCTTGCGCAGGACGCTGACGAGCCGCTTCCTGCTGCTGAAGCCACTGCGATACCTGACCCTTTTCCTGCAACAGAGTGGCCAGGCGCTCCTGAGCTTCTATTTCCGTGTTGAGATCGCCTTCTTCACGCGCCTTGGCAATGATCTGGCGCAGCTGTGTCTGTTGCGTCTCCAAGCGAACCTTGGCTTCGTTTAGGCGACTGTAATCGGTGTGCACCAGACGCTGCTGAAGCTCCTGCGCCTGCGACTGCAGGCCCTTGGCATATTCCAGGGCGGCCTGTTCGCGGCGCTCGGCTTCGCGCATTTTGGCAGTGAGCTTGGCGATGCGCTTTTGAACCGCATCATTGACGCTGCTGAGCTCATCAGCATGCTCCTGCTGGTCCGTACGGGCGGCAGGTTGTTCAGGGGCAGGCGCTGCCTGCTCTTCCTGTTTGTTTTCGGGCTCTTCGCCCAGCGAAACGGTTGTGGCCTTTTCGCCTTCGCCCAGATCGAATTCGAGCTGGTCGTCATTCATCGCAGTTGCCATTGCTTACCTCACATGTGAAGGATGTCTTCGGGGTTCTGGATCGTTGCCAGCACTTCATCATCATTGATGATCCGGATCTCGCCTCCGTCGATCGGCAGGCGGGCGCCTGCGTAACGGCCAAAGACAATCCAGTCACCTTTTTTGCACCACGGACCGGTGGGGAACTTGCCCTCATCGGCGTAGGCAAGAGGTCCAACAGACAGCACATAGCCGCATACCGTAGCCGCTTGCTCACGCGAGCGGGTCTGGTCTGCCAGCACAATGCCACCTTTGGTCTTTTCTGCCCCGCGGTAGGGCAGGATGATGATGCGCCACCCGGTAGGGACGGGCATGCGATCAAGAACGCTTTGCTCGATCTTGGTGACATCGAGGCTGCCCTCTTTGTCATAAGCATCGTCAAGCTCAGGAACGTGCGCGGCTGCTTCCTCCGCCCACTTTCTCTCCAGTGCAGTCATCTCAGTTGTTTCCATCATAGGGACTCCTTATAGGTCTTGGTTTTTGTCAAGAAGGTTTTGGATTTCCATCTCAACAAACTTGTAGCCCTCAAGGCGTCCCATCAGGAACCGATACTGCTCCATGTCCTTCACATTGCCGTTGGCCACGAATTCCTCCGTCTGGCGACGCAGGCCTCGAATGGCTACCAGCACTCTTTCAGCAAACTCAAGCATGGATTACTCCGATGAAGCAGACAGATAGGACCCCTGTCTGAGGGCTGTGGGTGCATTATGCACCCTTTGGTTACGTAATCAATACCTTGTTGAACGCATCTTTGCGATAAACGTACGTTTTCTTAGGCTCGGGGGCTTTGGTTGCGGCCTTGACTGGCTTTTGAGATTGCTTGGAGGCGGGCGTTTTGGGCGGCCTGGCTGGCTTGCGTTGCATCTTTGGCTCCTTGTTGCTGCAGTTTCTGGGCATCCAGGGCCAACTTGGCCTGGTCGATTTGTTGATCGCCCTGGACCCGCATGCCTTCGAGCTGGATGCGGGCTTTTTCGTTCTGGTCCTTGGCCTGGTCGGCGGCGGAGCGAGCCTGGATCTCCTGCTCCTTGACCTTGACCAGAGGATCTTCCTGCGGACCCATGAGCTGCGATTGCAGTTCCTTGGCCTGTTGGTAGTACTCGACCGTCTTGAGCGCAATCATGGCCTCACGCTGCAGGGCAGACACGAGCTTGTCGGGGTCGGTGCCGTACTGCTGGAACAGCTCGGCTTCGACCTGCTCTTCGGCCTTGAGGCGGATGTGCTCAAAGATGTGTTTTTGCACGTTGACCGCGACCTGCGGCATGCTTGCCAGCATGGGCGACAGGCCAAACAGTATGTGCGACATGATGTGTGCATCGTGCTGCTGGCCAGCAAATGCCTTGAGCGGCGAGCCGTCCAGGGCCTGAGCGTTTTCGCTGGCAGGGTCCTTGGGCTTGTCGACGTTCTGCGTATTGAGAATCTGGTCGATGTCGCGCACCCCGATTGCCTCATACATGCGGCGATAGGCCTCGTACATGTTGTGCATCTGCGGGTTGCTCTGAGCGAGCTGCAGCTGTGTCTGCGCCATGGTGATGCGCTGGGCCACAGAGAAGATGTTGGGATCAGAGACCGGCAGCACATCGATGCGATCGTCAAAGTCCTTCTTCTTGATCGTGCGGCTCTCGCCGGGCACATCGTACGGATACTCGTCAGGCAGGCTCTCTGCAAAGCCCTCGGCCAGCAGCTTGAATTCGATGCGCTGAGCGTAGTGCAGGCGCTTGTGGATGGACGACATGACCTGGCCGCCCTTCTCGAGCAGCGCGATCGTGGTGCCCACGGCGGCGTTCTGATTGCTGTCGCCTACCTGCATGTCGGTGACGCTGGCCAGGCGGCGGCCTGCATCGGCGCAGAAACCGAGCAGCGCGAACAGCGTCTGGCTGGGCTCCTTATACGGCAGTGGCATGAGCGTCTGGGTGAGCTCCTGGCCCCCCGCGTCAATGTCACGGAACTCGCCCGGCTGCAGCGGCACGTCATCGTTCATGATACGTGCGCCCTTGGCCTTGAAGCCAGCAGGCAGGTTCACGAGTGTGCCTGCGTCCAGCATCTGACGCAAAGCAGAGGTGGCTGCCTGGCTCAGGCCGCCCACCAGGTGCAGGAAGCCTAGGCCATAGGCGCCCAGGCCCTGAACCAGCACGTAGTGCACGTAGTACTGCTTGCGGCGATAGAGCTCGTTGCCTTCCTTCCAGTTGCGACGCACGCCAACGGTGGCGCCAGAGGTGCGATCGATCGTGATGATGTAGGGCAGCTTGATGCCTGTGGCTTCGCCGTCGTCATCCTTGTGCTCAAAGCCCATAAGGTCATAGTCGACCTGGAACTCGAGCAGTTCCATCTCCTCGTCGTCCGCATTGGGCACGATCTTGGTGACGCGGTCGGTTTCCTTCTGGATGATGTTGTTGCCAACGTCAGCCGTGGAGCGCTCCTGGGCGTTGTCGAGGTACTGACCGCGCAGCACGGCCTTCTTGTACTCGTTGACGGTCATCGGCACGATGTGCGTGATACGAGGGCACTCGCTCATCACGCTGGAGCCGTTGTAGGGGATGTACAGGTTGTCGGGCAGGATCAGCTTGCTGACCATGCGGCCCTTGTCATAGTCGTAGTAGACCTTCTTGAACGCAGAGCCGCCGTAGCCGACGTAGAACAGGAGCTGGTCGAAATCGGGCGTGTACTCCTCCATCACCGTGGTGATCTGGTAGTTCATGAAGTCACGCACGCGATCGGCCTGCATCAGCTTCTCACGAGTTTCCTTGCCCAGCACCTGAGTGCGCACCGGGCCATCAGCGGGCAGCAGCTCCTTGAGCGCCTGGGCCTGGAACTGCACGATGGCTTCGGTGAGCAGCGGATGCGCTGCCGCGGCAGCGCCCTTGAAGGGCTTGGTGCGCTCATCGAACGTGAAGCCCAGGAGCTTGAGGCCCTTGCCGTACTGCTCTTCCCAGTCTTTGCGCGATGCCTGATCGGCTTCGAACAAAGGCAGCAGCTCTGAGCTGATTTGCTGGAGGACGCTGGGGTCCAGGACCTCTGCAAGGTTGCAATCGAAGGGGACCTCGTCCTCTTCTTTTCCCATCTCAACGGTCACGCCGCCTGTCTCGGGATCAAACTCAATTTCGATCTCTGGCAGATCCTCTGTTGCGATATCTTCGATATCGACATCGGTATTGCCCGCAGGCAGGTCGTTGTTCTTTTCGATAGGCATGTCTGTTCCTTATTCGCTGAGACCTTGCTTCCACATATCGTACTCGCGGCCCCAATCCACCATGGTACCTTCTGTGTCGGCGCCTGTTGCGGATCGGCTGTACGAGTTGGGCTTGATGCGGCCCAGGCCCTCGGTTTCATCGATCTTATCCAACAGGTTGAAGACGTCCGCCTTGTTAGCAGGCTCGGAATTGAAGCGCCCACGAATCTGAGTCACGTCCCACGTTTCCGAGCCAGGTTTCTTGGCCGCTTCGACGGTGATTGTCGGCATTCCTTGCTTGTCGCGCAAGGAATACACGCGCACCAGGCCATCTTCGAATGCCAGCTTGCCACCATAGGGCAGCCCAGTGTAGCCGGTGCCGTAACTGTCGCCGCTGGAGTAGCCGCCGACAGAGTGCTTCATGAGCTTGCCCTCAAGCTCCGTGGCCACCGGATCGGTGATCTGCACCCAGTTGCCTTCAATGCCTGGCGTGACCGGCTTGGTGAACTGCTGGAGCACCGTTGGCGGGATTTTGGCCCCACGGTCCGCCATTTCAATCGCAGTGCGGTAGTCGCGGATGGGCGCCAGGGCACGCGTGCCTTCGATCAGGGCTTCTGGGAAGCTCATGCTCTTGAGCTTGTCCACAGGCACCTGTTTGAGCGCATCCACGACATTTTCAGGGCGCAGCAGGTCCATATTCGGGCTGATGTCGTACATCACCTCGCCCGAGCGCAGTGCGTACTGCACGTTCGACGGCATTGCGGCCTCGTTATTGACCAGGCGTTGCAGCATGGAGGTGCTGGACGGATATTCCTCAAACTCTGCCCGTGTAAAGCGGTCCACGGACGGCGCATTCTGCGCTTCGGCGGGTACGCCCTCTGCTGCCATCTTGCTTTTGATGCCTTCGCGCAATTCGCGGCTGCTGGGGCCCAAAACATCTTCTGGAGCAAGGGCCGTGGCCCGCACGCCGGTCATTTCATCGTACATCCGCTCGAGTTCCTGCTTGGCCTGCAGGTGCCCACGGGCCTGCGGGAACTTGGCGGCGTCCACCAGGTACGGAGGGATCTTGCTGAGGTCCCGACCGAACGGATCTATGGCGCGTTCGCGGATTGCGGTGCGCAGCGGGTCATCCGCCGTGCCGTAGACGGTCGTAAAGTACCGCGGAGCCTTGGCCTTGATGAATTCAACGAGCTCGTCGGGCGCGGTCTGGTCCCTGGCGGCCACTTTGCGGTAATCCGCCATCAATTCATCGAATTTGGAGATCGGTAGGTGCTCAGAACCAGGCGGCGTGACGTACAAAACCGTGCCGCCCTTGGGCTTGACCGCAAAATTGATCGGAGCAGGGGTGTCAAAGCCCGGAGTGAGGCTCTGACCGGCCAACATGCGCTCATTAAGTGCCGATCCAGTCAGTTTTCCAAGCATTTTGGCCGCCGAACCGACCACCGGAGCGACCTGGGTGGCCGTGCCAGCGTAAAAACCCGCCTGCCCCGCCGATTTGATGCCCGCATAGTCCGGATGCATCACCGAAAAGCCCTGCTCATCGGGCGGTGTGCCCAAAAAACCACTCACCGCAGCATATGTGCGGGGGTCAGGCAGCGTATTGACGTCCCGCATGGCCGCCAGGCGCCTTGCGGCCTCACCTTGGCGGGCAATTTTGGGGTTGAAAGTGGCCGGTCGGGTCAAATCTGCCTGTTCGCCGGTCTCCGGAGAGCCATCGGCACGCTTGACGGGCAGTTTGATGCGCACTTCGCGACCGTCACGACCAATGTAGGCGTCGCCCAACTCATTCATCGCGGCCCGCGGGTCCAAAGTGACCAGGTTTTTGAGCATCCGGCCCGAGACAGTGAGCGCTTTTTCGCCTTTGCCCATCTTTTCGTACGCCTCGACGTTGCCCTTGCGGCCTTCGTTGTAGAAATCGTACTTGTCGGTAATCACTGTCTCGCCGGTGGGCGACTTTTCGTAGCTGAACCGGCCCAAGGTCTGACCAACAGGCTGGAAACCGGGCCCGATTTCCTCACCCCGCGGATAATCCTGATACTGCACCGTCCCCTTTTGGGGGCGCCCGGTCCGCTGAACGGCTTTGTCGACAGCCTGCTGCATGGCAGCGAGCTCTTCCTGGCTGAAATTACCCTCGGTAATCGGCTCGCGGTTGCCCAGCAGTGTTGAGCCAAAGGTGCGCACGTCCATCGGCACAATCGACCTCAGCATCTGGGCCGCCGTTGACACCTCACCCCCCTCTGCCAAAAAAGAAGGCGCTTCAGGGAGAGTATCTACAGGGGCAGCAGGGGTCACAGGAGCTGGGATAAATTTTCCCGTCCTCAGCCGCTCAAGCACCTGGCGGTTGTGCTCCAACGGATCTGATGCCGCCACCACAGGCAAAACAGGGGTCGCTGGTGCAGAAACCGCTGGTGCAGGTGGCCGGGTAAGGAAAGTTTTCCACCGCTGGAAAAACGAAGACAGCGAAGGGGCAGCGGCTGGCCGAATAGGAACGAACTGCCCCGACTGTAACCGAGCAAGAACCTGACGGTTATGCTCGTTTGCATCCACCGCACCGCCATCAGCATACATCGTCACCGGCTCCATGCTGGAGGCAAACGGCGCATCCATGGAACCGACCACCCCACCGCCCGCCAGCATCTGCGGCTGCACCGGCTGCTCCGTGGGAAACGGCGACTTGATGCTGATATCGGAGAGACCAGCAAGGGCCGCGGGCCGCGTTCCAGACTCCGCCAGCCACTTCTCCGCAATGCTCGGCTCGTTGTCAATGTCCTTGGAACCCTTTTCCTCGTCCGTGTCCGAGAGCACCGACAGCGCCAGGGCCGCCTGGTAGCTCGGGCCCAACTCGGACAGCGCCGTCATCCCCGAACGCAGCGCCGGTTCCATCACCTTCTCGGCCTCCGTCTGAATCGGTGTTTCACGTGAAACAGCAGGCGCTTTGGGCGAGCCGACCTTGCCCTCCAGGCTGGCCATCACCTGACTGACCGTCTTGCCCTGAAGATTCGGATTGGCCTTGATCGCCGCTTTGCCCAGCACACTCTCCATCGGAGCATTGGGGTCAGCAGACAGGAAAGACTTGGCGCCAGAGGGACCAAAGTAGTGCGCCGCATACACCTCCGAGGCGCTCGGATCGCGGCCCAAGGCACTCTTGAGCTGATTCTGGTTGCTGGCAATGATGTCCAGCCCCACCCGAATGTTCTCGTCCGGATCAAACTTCTTGCCCGGCTTGCCCCCGTACTGCTTCCACGTGCTGTCCGTCACCTGAAACAAACCACCCGCCGTCGACGTCTTCGCCTTGGCCGAAGTAGACAGAGCACTCTCCGCCCTGGCTATCTTGAGCGCCAACTCCGGGTCAACACCCTTGTCCTGCGCCGCTGCGCGAATCTTGTCGATGAGTTCTTGGGCCATGGTCCGTGGTCCTCGGTCAAAGAGGAAATGTGCC